ATAATAACTTCTAAGGGCGGGTTCCGGCCTGCCCTTTTTTCTTCCAACTACAAACATAAAAAATACAAAGGATTGAAACAATGACACGTTATTTTAAAGTCAAACATAAAGCAGGCGCATTTATTGATGGCGTTTATTACCCGCCAGAATCAGACTCGGTTGATGTCATGGAAAGCGTTGTTCCTATTGAATTCGAAGACGATGCACGATTGCCGCTATGGGGCGTTGAGGTTAATGAAAATGGTGAAGAGATTGGCCAAGCACCAGTAAGCGCACGCGAAAAGCTAGGCGATGCCCTCGGCAATAAACTTGCAGGCAAAGAGCCGGTACAAGCGCCGGTTATCGCCAAAGATAAAGATGCCGAAGCCCGTGCAGAAACCATCCGTGAAACTCTTGAGTTACTGGACAGCAAAAATGATGATCAATGGACAGGCGATGATAAGCCCAAGGTTGATGTTGTAGCAGACGCTTCCGGCCTAAACTCACTATCACGCGCAGAGATCGAAGCAGCGGCGCCAGGCTTTACCCGCACAGCCGAGTAATATCAAAACCATGATACAAAAGGGCTGGCGGGTTCAGGTGAATCTTCCGGCCTTTTTTTAAGAAGGATTTAAGGCATGGCTACCACAAACGTTGATATTTATAATTTATCTTTATTCTATATTGGGCATTCCCGCCGAATAGAATCGCCAACCGAATCCACGACAGAGAATAGAAATTGCACCGCGATATATGAGCAAAGCAAACGAGCGTTACTTACAATGGCCGATTGGTCTTTTGCCAAAACAAGTGAATTTTTATCGCTTACAGGACATAGCGCGACAGGCTGGGGCAATGAATATTATTACCCGCAAGGATGCATTAAGGCGCTTGAGATAGCCCGTTCTTCGCAAGAGCAAGACGTAATCCCTTTTCAAACAGCTTTGCGTTACGATCAAATTAGCGGCGAAGAAAGCAGAGTTATATGGACAGATGAATCCAGCGCGGAGTTGGTTTTTTTGCGTGACGTTCTAAGCCCGGCAATGTTCACACCAAAGTTTATTGACACGCTGGCCTATTACATGGGCATCCCGCTTGCAAGAGTTATGGCGAAGAATACCAAAACGCCAGCAGATATGACGCAAATGTTCCAATACAATCTTTCCGAAGCGATCCGGTCAGGCGAAGCAGAAGCGCAGGACAAAAAAGAACTAGATGCCGAGTGGATAAGAGAAAGATAATTCATGGCCAAAAAGACCTATAAAGCGTTTTCAGCAGGAGAATTAAGCCCGGACATGTATGGGCGCTATGACGTTGATAAGTATGGCACAGGCTGCATGATAATGAAGAATTGGGTTATTATGGCGCAGGGCGGCGCGTATAAACGACCCGGCACACGTTTTGTTTCACAAGCTGGAAATGAAGCAAAGGCGGTAAGGATTATTCCCTTTGAATTTTCCACGATCCAAGCCTATGTTCTTGAATTTGGCGACAAGTATATGCGCGTGTACCGCAATGGAAGCCTGCTTCTTGAGGCAGATAAGAACATAACCGCCATCACCAACGCAAGCCCGGCAGAGGTCACAGCAGCCACCCATGGTTACAGCACCGGCGATGAAGTTTATCTTTCAGGCATAGGCGGCATGAATGAACTGAACGGGCGGCAATTTAAAGTCACCGTCATTAATGCCAATACATTTACGCTTGATGGACTGGATAGCACGGCATATGGCGCATATACCACAGGCGGCGCGGCGGGTAAGATATACGAGATAACCACACCATATAATGCCGAAGATTTAGGGCTTTTATACTATGCGCAAACGGCAGATATTATGACCCTTTGCCATCCCAACTATGCACCAAGAGAGTTGACACGCACAGGGCATACAGCATGGACAATAAGCTCTATTACATTCGCCCCAAAGGTCACGGCACCAACGGGCGTATCAGCGTCAAACGCAGTCGGAACAGGAACAACGACCTATAAGTATAAAGTCACCGCCGTGATTGAAGAGAACTATGAAGAATCCTTGCCTTCGTCAGTGGCCAGCACAACAAATAATCTGACAGTCAGCGGCAATAAAAACACAGTCTCATGGTCAACAAAGGCCGGAGCCATTAAGTACAATATTTACAAAGAAAAATCAGGCGTTTACGGGTATGCCGGCAGCAGCGAAACAACCAGCTTTACAGATGATAACATTCTTTCAGACGTAAGCGACACGCCGCCGCGCGTTGGCAACCCGTTTGGCGCGGATGGAAGCGATGATTGCCCAGCAGTTGTGACATTCCAGCAGCAGCGCAGAGTATTTGCCAGCACAAAGCGCAAGCCGGATACGATCTTTATGAGCAAGGCCGGATCATACGGCAATATGACGACAAGCCTTCCTTCAAAGAATGACGATGCGATCACATTTGCTATTGCGTCAGGTCAGGTAAATTCAATCCGGCACCTTATTCCATTTAGAACGTTGCTGGCCATGACAACCAGCCAAGAGTGGAATATCGGAAGCGAGGGCGTGCTTGCGCCTACAACCGTGGATGCCGTGCCAGAAACAAACTATGGAAGCTCCAGCGTGCGGCCAATTATGATTGGGAATACAGCAATCTTTGCCGCGCGGTACGGGAAGAGAATACGCGATTATTCATATACCTTTGAAAGCGATGGCTATGACGGGAATGACCTTTCCGTTTTATCCCGGCATATCTTAAAAGATAAAGAAGTAAAAGAATGGGATTTTGCGCAAGAGCCTGATGATGTTATTTGGGCGGTCATGAGTGACGGAACGCTTGCGACACTCACCTATTTGCGCGAACACCGAGTATGGGGATGGGCGCGGCATGAGACAGCCGGGCAAGTTGAAAGCGTGGCGTGTATCCCTGATGAAGATGGACGTAAAGATGTTGTATATTTTGTAGTGAAGCGCACGATTGATGGCGTGGATCACAGATATATTGAAGTGCTAGAAGAATATATTGACGACCCGATGGAAGATGCCTATTTCCTTGATTGTGGATTATCGCGCACCGGAGCGCCTACAGACACCGTTGGAGGACTTTGGCACCTCGAAGGAGAGAGCGTGGCCATTTATGCTGATGGCAACGTCTTGGCCAATGAAACCGTAATGAATGGCACCATCACGCTAGACTCCGACTATAGCACAATAAGCGTTGGCCTTGGCGTTGATTATGAATTGCAGCCCATGGCGACAGAATCAGATCAAGGCGAGCAGGGAAGCACGCGCGGCGACCCCAAGCGCATTAAGCTTGTTTATATCGAAGTCCACAGAACAAGAGGATTGTTTTCAGCCCAGCGCAAAGGCGATCCATTAAATGAGATACCGCCTAAATTCCTAGATGGCGACCTTGCCAACCCGATTGAGCCATATACCGGCATTCTTGAAGTGGCCGTTGATACATCGTGGGATGCAGAATATGTTGCCCCGTATATTTATTGCAATTATCCTGTGCCTTCAAAAATCCTTACACTGACGCCGGTCTATGAAACATAAAGCAGAAATAATCCCCGCCACGATCAAGCATTGCCACCAGATGGCGCCGCACATGCGCAAGGACGATGTAGACGAAATATGGGCGTTATGCGCCATGAAGCCGCTTGAAGCCCTGTTGTATAGCGTGCAGGATAGCAAGGAAGCCTTTACAGCAGTATTGCCGGATAATGAAGTGCCAGTGCTTATGTTTGGGCTTGGCGGTAAAGCGAACGTATTAGACAAACGAAGATCAATATGGTTGCTTGGCACGCCACAAATATCCAAGATAAAGCGTCAGTTTATCAAAGAATCAGAAGAGTATTTCAAAACCTTGGCAGCCGGTGAAACTGTTTATAATTATGTGATGCCGCAAAATCGCGCATCATTAAGCTGGCTCAAAATGCTTGGTTTTAGTATCATGGAAGCGAAGCCTTACGGATGGCTTGGGAAACCATATCATTACGTGGAAAGGAAATTTTAAAATGTGCATTGTAGCCCTACCAGCAGTTGCAGCCCTCGCGGGCACAGGAGCCACCGCAGCAGGAGCCGCCGGAATGATTACAGCGTCAACAGCGGCGTGGATATCATTGGGCGCGACAGCCGTGGGAACCGCAGCATCAATGTATGGAACCGCGCAACAATCAAAAGCACAGGCCGGGCAATACAAATACC